TACATTGCCTTTACAAAGCATGTAAAATCCTTGAACAGGAAGGTACTTCATGTTTCGGATCCATATCCGATCTTGAATTACCGTGGTTCTGATAGTAAAAAGAGTCCCATACCTGGTTGCAGAAGTGTAACCCAGCACGGAGCAGGACTTTCGAGTCTTGCTTACTTTGCTGAATCCTCAGCTCATTTTGAGCTTTGGAATCGGTATAACTCAATCTACAAACATGTTACTTCGGGAATTGACATTCCTAAGTTATACAATGTTTGTAGGGGGTTTGCTGACAGAAATGTCTATGGAGGTGAAGTCCACTTCCTACAAGAACCTGGTTTGAAGTTGCGAGCAATCGCTTCTCCTTACCTTGTTCACCAGGTCGCGTTACAGCCTCTTGGAGCAACCCTTTACCATCATATGCGTACACTCCCTTGGGATTGTACTCATGACCACTCTAAACCTGTTTCTGCTCTCCAAACTCATCTTTCCCGCAAGAAAGTGGTCCATTCTGTGGACCTCTCTAATGCAACTGATTACTTCCCTTTGGAAGTTCAGGTCAGGATGTTGAAAGTCCTGTTGGGAAATCATCCTTCCATCGATCTCTTTGTAGAGATCAGCCGATCGCAATGGAAATCAACCATTGGGACGATCCGATGGACGCAAGGCCAGCCGCTTGGATTATATCCAAGCTTTGCTAGCTTTGGCCTAGCTCATGGTTATTTATTATCTATGCTTCTTGATAAGAAGTATAATAATGAATTTTATGTGCTAGGAGATGACGTGGTTATCCTGGATGATTCATTGTATCATCGATACATTGAAACATTGGATATCCTCGGATGCCCGTACTCTCCGGACAAGTCGATCTCCTCCTCAGAATTATGTGAATTCGGAGGAAAAGTGATCACTTCTACGAGGGTTCATCCTTCGTATAAGTGGAGGGAGGTATCTAATGATAACTTCCTCGATCTTGTTCGAAACTACGGAAGAAAAGCTGTGGCTCTTCTATCACCTCTCCAGAAGAGAATAGTAGAGAAAGTTCAACACCTTGTTGAACCGATCGGTTTGAATTGGTCCTTCGAGGGTTCCAACCTCGAAGTTATGACCAGGGCTACCGACTCAATCTATCGTCAGATGGAGAGAGACGAACAGTCCCTAACCGGGCTATCAAAAGTAATTCATAAGAACCTGTACAGTGTACCGGCTCATATGAGAGTCACTTTTGCTCGTATGTTGAAATCTTCCCTTGATACGGAAGTTCTTCTTCAACAAACGAAGACCTTTGACGAAAAGGTCATAGCAACACTACAGCTGATTTTCCCAGAAGAATGGGTTACCGCCATACTAAATGCGAATTTAGTAGGTGGCTACAGTGGAGTGCCCAGAGCTGTCGGTGTAACCGACTTGCCCTTGGATCAAGAAACACCTTCGAGAGTTACTACTCTCGATCGGTATAGGAAACTCCTAAACCTATAAGGCGATACTTGTTCCCGAACAGGCCCGCAAGGGCCTGTTC